CCATCGAACGCCATGTTGTGACAGATCAAGTAGCTGTTTGGAATGTCCAACTCTTCCAGTGCCATAGCGATCTCGCCATTGGAACCAGTCACCCACTTGGCAGGCTCAGTGTTGATCTTGTACGAGAAGCCAATCACCTCGAACTGCGGGTCACGTATGTACGCCTCGGTTGTCATCTTGGACAGACTAAACTCTTTTGAGTAGTAGGTCTCAAAATCCAGTGTAATGTATTTCATTTTTTGTTCCTAATGTGGTCGGGCTTGGGGCAGTTATCAGGTACGTCGACAACAACCCACACCGCTGTCAAGTTATTCCTGTACCTTGCCGTGATATACCGATCAATATAGACACCAAATACAGATTCAAGTGACTTCCTAACTGAGCGATAACTGATTCCAGTCATCTCTGAAATTTGTCGTGATGTCAAACCATCCGGATGCTCTATCAAAACTTTTCGGATGGTGTTGTGGTTACTTTTCATACAGGGGCGTCTTCTTCGTTCTCAGGGTTGAACTTAGGCTTGCGTTGGTCTTTGTGTTTCGGATTAGGAAACGGTGGAAAAGGCCATGTCATAGCTGTTCCAATGCGGCTTGTAGCCCCGCAAGTCCGCCAACACGTTGGTCATCAATGAATATCTGTGGCATCTGACGCACATCAGGATAACGCATGATCAGCTGCAGCATAACGTCAGGTTCACTAACATCCAATTCAGTGTAGTCCAAGTTATTTGCATTAAGCAGTTGCTTAGCCATCACACAGTTGGGGCAGTTATGTTTTGTGTAAATTTCAATCTTCATCTTCATCGTCCTCGAAGTGTTCTTGCATAAGGTAAACCTTCACGATATCTAGAATGCCAAGTACGGTTGGCAAGATCATTGAGTCCTCGTACTTGTCGATTACCGCCAAGAGTTCACCGACCATGCCATCGGCTAACTTTTCTTGTGATAAGTTCATGGTCCTGCCTGTACTCCTTCTGATTCTTCCCAAGCGATTTGGTTGTCAGCCTCATCGAACTTCTGTGCAACCTTTGCAGTTTTAATAAGTGCTTCGATTGCTTCAGGAAAGTTTGCGCCAATCCAATTTAAGGACTTGAGCAACTGCTGGTTATGAGCTTGAACTTCAGCCACACTTGCTTCGAGTTTGTATATCTTGTCAGACAAGTTCATGGTTGACGCGCTCACATCCTTGAACGCTTTATCTGTATCAGATTTGAACTGATTAAGGTTTTGTTCATTGACCAAGTATTTATTACCTCCGGTTGAGTAGTTGCTAAATGCATCGGTCACAGAGTGGACAGTGGGTGAGTAGTAGAACGAGCTCATGCTTCAAACACCTTCTTGAGTTCAAGGTACACAGCTTTGGCCAAGCCAATCGACATTGAGTTAACAAGCTGTTCAGCGTTAGGAGAACTTGTCAGTGAAGTTGGTGGTATGGCCAGGGGCCCTGCAGTTGACAATGTGATCTGTTTCTTGGCTTTGTACTTGGCGTTGTACTGACGCTGTTTATCGCGCTTGGCCTTCTTCTCCATCCGAGAGGCATGTGCTTTGGCAAGTGCTTCGTGCCTGTTGAATGTCGGGTACGCATCTCCAACTGCTTGATACACATACATCCCGCTATCGCTTCTTGAACGGCTAAGTATTCCACGGTCTAGCATCTGCTTGAGGCGAGTGGATATTCCAGTCATGTCACCATTGTTCACCGCGTTGGCTACCTGAATGCTTGAGATGTCGGGAGTTGCTTTGATTGCATCCCAAATTTGTTTACTGACGTTGGTTTTGTCAGTCGTGATAGGTGACGGTGCATCTGCTACATCATCGTCAAATTTAAGGTCGTTAAGTTTCATGAGTTCGCTCCGTAAGTCAGGCATGTTATTTCCCTTCTAGTTTTTTAGTTACCAATTCAGTTGTGATGATTTCGTGTACTTGCTCGATGGTGGTTGCAATGTGAGTCGTTGCTCTGTCACCTTCTCGTGTCGCTGATTGCACTAGGAACCCATTGGCGACTCTATGGATTCGAATGTTAAGTGGTGTATCTGTGATGTAGTCCATGATGGACCCTCCGTAATAGGCAATGTGGTTAGGGTTGGTCTTAGCAACCGCTGGGCTATTTAGGATTGAGGAGTTGATTGCCCCTGAGTCCATCATCTGTCTCAGTGTTGCGGATTTTATTTGTTCGTTTGACATCTTCTTACGAGTTCCTATCCAAGTGTTCAAGTAATCGTTCAAGGTAGTGGCGAGCTTTGAGGACATCCTTTACCCCATCTTTATCTTTGTATCTAGCGATGTATTTGATGACGTTGCCACGCAAGAAGCCTTCAAATTCTTCGGCTGTCATCCAAGATTCCATGGCTGTCCACGGCTGAATATCTTTGCTTCGATAGTGGTCACCTCCTATTTGTGTTTCACTGGCTAGTGGTTTATTCATATGATTTCCTTTTCGGGTCTAGTTCTAAATGAATCATGAGTTGGACAAGACGAGACTCCATCCTCGCCAAGCGTCGTTCAATATTGGAAAGGCTGTTCAAGTCGCTTGACTTGCGGGAGACCGCGCCACTTGTCTCCGAGGGTTTTGATCGAAAGAATCCACTGACGTTGGTAATAGCGTTTAACATGTTTTTCTACTTCATATGATTTAAATGTGTTGATTGCTTTGCGCATGAGTTGGTACTCTGTCATAGTTTGGCTCCTGCCATACGTGCACCGACTGCCGCAGCTACGGCATTGTCTGTGTCAATTTGTTTAAGGAATTCCGATGCCTTGCTGATCTTCTCAGCAGTGCGCTCAGACTTAGCCAACATACGCTTCATGTAAGATTCAGGGATATAGATGCGTACATCAGGCCACAGCTTGACTGCCTCGTTAAGTGATTTGCAGTTGACTAAGAAGTCGCGAATCTTACTGCTGATTGCATTCCACTTAATATTGATGTCATCAACTTGCTTGTCACGCTGAATGATGGGGGCCATGTCAGGATGCTCTTCAGTCATCGAGAAGTATGCCGTGTAGCTGTTTTGGTCAAGTGGTACGCCAATCTTGTTGGCTAACTTGATGAACAAGCGAGTCTTCATACCGTGACCGTTATGCTCATACTCTGCCACGCCACACAGTTCACCGACATTGCGTTTCCACGATGATGGAATGACGTCTTTCAAGTGGTAGTGTTCGCCCCAAACTAATTTTTCGAAATCAGTTGGAACATAGTTGAACGCCAAGTTGTCCGTGACTTCAGGAATTGAATTGACCTCCGCTTCTTTCATGCGATTGATCTTGCTGCGAACTTCGTCCAGCAGTTGGTTGCTAATAGCTACATAAGCCATGGTGTTGCTCCGTTTAGTTAGTAAGTTTAAGTCATTATCCGTGATAATCAATAGGGACAAACCCCAAGATTAAAAATAAATTGCATGTCTAACGAGAGCCATGCCAGCTTTCAGAACAGTGTCCTTGAGAAGATTAAGTCGAATCTCCTCCGTGTAGGTAATCCACTGTCCGTTGTAATAGCCACTCATGTTGGGTATGGATGCGTTGTTCAAGCCGAGCCTAACGACCATCTCTGCATCTGTACCCATCGGTGTGGTGTAGTTGATATCTCTTACGTTGATTCTGTATCCGTTGTCGAGGCCGTATAGATGACTCATGAGCATCTTGTCGAACGAGCCCAAGCGGAGCATGACTTTGGTTAACTTGTACAGCACCGCAGTCTTTGCTCTCGCATCGTTGTATTGGGCCTCGCTTACGAGTCGATCATTGCTCCAGTTCGAAGTGGACGTTTTCACCATAAGGCGCTTCGATCTCGCTACTAATACACCACACGACAGGGAAGCTAGGTTCACTTGCAAAGTCTGTGTAGCCATCGGTCAGACAGACAAACACATCGGGGTCGATGCCTTGGTCAGCACAGTAATCAAAGCCTGCAGGCATATGGGTACCGCCACCTGAATAGAACTCGAGGCTAACTTCTTCGCCACAATCGAACTCTTGGTGCTTGACTACCTCAGTGTCGGTGTACAAAACATGAACCTTGGATGGTCTGCACTGCTCGATGATGCGTGATAG